TAGTGTTGGATTAACAACCATTGCACACTCTCCATCCATGTAAGGAATATCTGCTTCACCTAAAGTAGCCAAAGCTTCTTCAAATTTTCCAGCAGTTAGAGTATCATCAGCAGATAGATTCAATGAATCTTCTAAGCTTTGTAGCTCAGTCCATATATCAGCATCTACTTGACGGCTAAGAGCTTCACCCATCATTCTTGAATACTTTTCTACTAAATCAGCTTCAGATTGGATCAAAGTCAAATCTTCAAACAACTTAGCGACATATTTGTGCTTATTAACAGTTAGCTGAGTTTCTGTAGTTGCAGTTGCATCATAAGATACATCAGCACCAGCAGATTTATCAGATGCACTTATCAAGCTCATTTCTGGAATATGAAGAACATCTCCATAGCCTTTTCCAGCAAAAAGAGCAGAATAATCATCTACTAATCCACGGAATACAGATTTTCTTTCAAAATACTTGTAAATTCCATCTGCCCAAATTTCAGGAATGAAATGTTGATCAGTACTATTGGTAACAGCGTTACCTTGATACATTTTAGCCATTTTTTTTACCTTTTAATATATGACTCCAATATTGTACCCCAGTTCTCTCTACGTTCTTCACTAGACATTTTAGTCCAGTCTCCTATTTTTTCAGTAGGAACTGTTCCTTTAGTGTCTGGTGGGTTTACTTTTTCTACTTCTGTAAACTCTTCAACAATATTTAAAAGAACCTCAGTATCAACATTGGCAAATTTTTCTCGTTTTGATTCAGGAAGTTGAGCTAAAGCACCTTCACGAAGTCTTTTATCCATTGAATCCCATCTATCCTTGTAAGGTTTATAAGAATCAAGTTGTTTGACAAGCTCTGCATTGAGTTCTTGCCACTTTTCTTCTTCTTGAAGTTTTGCTCTTTTGCTTTCTTCCTCTTTACTTTTAAATGATTCAAGCATCTCACGAAGTTCATTTCTTTCTGAAATAACTTCATTTAATCTTGAAATAGGTACATTGTTCTCGCCTTGTGTGACGTTTTCCTGTTTTACATCTGGCTCGATGGTCGTTTCTTCAGACATTTTTACCTCTTTAGTGAGTTATGAATTATGCAAGAATTATCCTTGCATTAAAGATATGCTATAATGTAAGTTAGTTAAGTATTCTAATGCAAGAAAAAAATTACGAATTTAAGAAAAAGTGGTTTGACTACTTAGGATATAAACCTCATAGTGGTCAAATGCCTTTGCATTACCCTAAAAAGCAAGATGCTAGATTTCAAGTGGTGGTATGTGGTAGGAGATTTGGTAAGACTTGGGCAAGTGCAATGGAAGCTACTTATGTAGCATCTCAACCAAACAAAAGAATTTGGGTAGTAGGGATGTCATACAAAAAAGCTAGGTTGATATTTCGTGAGATTTGGCAACGTATGGTTATTGGTCATGCAGATGACATAGACAAAGCATCAGAAAAAGATATGTACATTCGTTTTAAATGGGGTACAATCGTAGAAGGAATGTCAGCAGACAATCCATCAAGTCTTGTTGGTGAAGGTTTAGACCTTTTGGTAATTGATGAGGTTGCCAAGATGAATAAGAAAATTTGGGATATGTATTTATCTCCAACAGTTGCAGGTAGAAAAGGTAAAGTTATATTTATAACAACACCAGAAGGTAGAAACTGGATATATGATTTGTTTAAACTAGGAGCAGATGATCCAATGTGGGAAAGTCATACATCTCCATCATGGGTAAATGAACACGAGTTTCCATTAGGGTTAAATGATCCTGCTATAATTGAAAGAAAAAGAAATATGTCTAAAGAACTTTTTGGACAAGAGTTCGGAGCAGAGTTTTCTGTATTTGAGGGAAAGGTTTGGGATTTCAACAGAGACTTAGATACTGGAGATTTTCCATACGATCCTAACCTACCTACATACTGCTCTATTGACTTCGGCTATCGTATGCCAGCAGTTTTATTTATGCAAACATATTGGGATGGAGAACTAGAGCATATTAGAGTTTTTGATTCTATTCTACATAAGCAAAATATAAAAACAGAAGATTTGATAAAAATGATCAAAACCAAAGGCTATCCTATTATGTCTTACTATGGTGATCCTGCAGGTAGTAATGTTCAGGGTCAGAGTGGTGCTGGAGATATGGAGATATTTAGACGTAGTGGTATTAGAATTATATCAGCAAGAGATAGGATGAGTAGGAATCTTGTTGCTAGTATAGCATACACAAGAGGATTTTTTGAAAGTGCAGATGGAATAAGGAGAGTCCATGTAGATAGAAAGTGCAAAGATTTAATAGAAGATTTTGAGGAGTACAGGTATCCTGAAAGCGAAGATGGGAAACCAATAAAAGAAGAACCATTAAAAGATGGTACCCATGATCACGGAAACGATGCTTTCAGATATTTTATTATTAATAGGTTTCCTATGAGGAATAACGAAATGAAGAGGATTCAAAGATGATTCAAAGAGTATTAAAGGATAAATTACTAGAAACTAAGCTAATGATCTCTCATGCTAGAAGAAATGAGATAAGAAAGCATTTAGATTATTACTCTGGAGTTTCTGTGGAGCAATATATAACCAATTACTTTAGTGGAGATGCTTTTAGAGAGATACCACCAAGTGTAACAAACTTTACTAGAAAATTTATCAATAAGATAAGCCGTATCTACAGTTTAGGAGCAAAAAGAAATGTAGGTGATGCTACAGAACGCTATGAGCAGTTGATACCAACTAAAAATGTTCGCATGAAGCACTCAGAGAGAATGACTAGGCTTCTGGGTACTATTGCTAATAGAGTTCATTGGAAAGATGGTTACTTTGACTATAGACCTATTTATTACTTTGAGGTTTACTTTGATGATGACCCATTTGTGCCTAATTCTATAGTGTATCCATTGCTAAATAACACAGCAGACTTATCCAACACAGATAATATGCAATGGGAGTATTGGGATAGCGAAAAATACGGACTAATGGATGAAGAAGGTAAGATGCTAAGTGAGATACCTAATCCCTATGGCATTATTCCTTTTGTTTTTACTCATAGAGAAGATCAGATAGATTCTTTCTTCGTTGAGGGTGCTTCTGACATTATAAACTGTAACGAACAAGTAAATATTGCTCTTACTGAGATGAACTTAGGTATGAGGTTTAATATGTTTGGTCAGCCGTGGGTTACAGGACTTAGAGCAGATCAAAGTATGCTAAGGGCAGGCTCCAATACAATCTTAGACATGGGTGAAGATGGTGCCTACAATATAACAAGTCCATCAGGCAATATCATGGAAGCCATAGAGAATATAAAGTTTCAAATGGAGCTTGTAGCTATTAATAATCACTTATGGATACAGTTTGCTGAATCTGGTGGTGAAGTTCCTAGTGGAATATCACTAATGATTAAGGATATGGAGAGAAAAGAAGATTACTACGATGATATTGCTCTTTGGAGAATGTATGAGCAAGATTTTTACAATGTTGAGCGTGTAATAGCAGGATACAATGGTATAAACTTGCCAGAACAGTTCGGAGTGGACTTTGAAGAAATTGATTACCCTAAAACAGTACAGGATCAGATACTAAAAGATCAGTTTGACATCCAAAACAACCTAACTACTAGGGCAAAAATAATGGTTCGTGATAATAAAGACTTGACAGTTGAACAAGCACAATCTATTATTAATGAAAACAAATCTGTAAATGATGTAGAAAATCCTCAGCAAGCGAATGAAAATTAAAGTATTAACTACTTTTAGTTTTAATAAACTTGCAAAGCAGATGCCTAAAATAATCAATGCCTATCTAAGTGGGTATGCAAAAGATACAGTAAAAGGTACACGAAGCAATATAGATAGAGGCATTGGAGCAGATGGAAAAAGACTAAAGCTAGGTAAAACTTCTTATCGTGCAGGTGAACAAGCTCTTTTTAATACTGGAGAAATGTACAACAGCTTAAAAAGTGGCAAAAACACTCTTACTATAAAAAAGTATGGCTATGGTCATAATCAGGGTGATTTTCCAACAGTTTCAGGGACTAATGTAAGAAACTTTATAGGTACTACTGAAGAAAATAAGCAAAAAATAGACAAAAAGTTTATTCAAGACGTAAAGAAAGCACTAAAAAAATAATAAACATTGTATTAAAGATCGTACTCAAGTTATATTAGAGTATGAATAGAATAGAAGATCATTTATTACGCTTATTGCTTGAATGTTTATCTGCTCAGGAGTCATCAATAGAGGCTCTCAATAAAAAACTAGAAAGATTGCAGGAGCTATCCTTAATGAATAATGATTTGTTGGGGTTCTTAGCTAAAAATGCATCTGATACACCATTGGTAAACCTTGATATAGCTTTTAGTCAGGAACTATGGGAAGAGCTAGTAAAACATTCAGCAGAGCTAGAACAATGGGGAAAAGCATAAATTGAAGAAGTTTAAGCTCATAAACTGTATATGTATGAACTGTCAATGGGTATGGGAAGTATTAGCTGTTGAAGTTGACAAGGATCAGGAATGTCCTGAGTGTAAGTCTTATGATGTTAAGACCTTTAAGAAGCAATATTGAGTGCTTTTTCTCTTTTTATTATTTGTTCCTGCCAAGCCTTTCTTTGTGCTGGGGTTTGTCTACCCATTTTTGGCTTACCAATACCTACGGCTTTTGCCCTCTGTCTCCAACGTCTAGCCTCTCTACGCTTTTCATTCTTCCTATCTGCTTTTTTTTGTTGAGTAGATAACTGTTTCTTGGTGGGTGGTTTCTCTGGAATCACAGGTCGCTGAGGCAAAGCCTCTATATCTTCATAATCAGCTTCTAAAACTTCAACTTCTTCCATATCTGATGCTTGGGAGCTAAGGAACTTTTCAAAAGGACTTTGATGGTTGTTGACCTCAACTCGCTTAATAAGCTTACCTGAGTGTTCTAGAACCAACCTACCAGCCTGCACATTTCCAGCCTCAGCCTCACGAACCATACTGTTAAGCACAGTTGGCAACCTAGAACCAAATACAACCATATACTTCTGATAGAACACCTCTACAAACTCAGGGTCTTTTAACCAGTTATGTACAGTAGCTCTAGTAACCCCTGCTTTCTCTGCAACATCTGTTATTTTAGCTTCTGGGTCATTAACAAGAAGGTCTATGGCAATAACCATAGCTGGCTTGATCTTTGATGGTATATTAACGCTCATTATGGTATATTATACGGAACTTTTGACTTTTATACAAGGTTTTATGGACTTTCTTTTGGACTTTTTTACGGAACGGACTGTAGGACTTTGTTTTTATTTATTTTATGGGGAATGCGTATTAT